GGCGATGTTGATCGACACACTGCCTTCATGAATTGATCATCCAACGTACCACGAACAGCTTCCTCGTATGTCAAAACACGCTTATATTTCTCCATGTCAATGGATTCATTGTGTTTTGTCAAAACAATTCGACCAACGTCCTGTGCAGCGGCTTTTACAATTTCAGGATCAATGACTGCCGTTTGCACTCCACATTTTTTAAGTGCTTTGCGCAACGGATCAACCATAACACCGTCAATCATAATGGGTTTTAACACCGCTGGTCGTGTCGTGGGTTTAGTAATTTTTCCATGCAATTTTGATGGTATAATGCTGGTTTTACTCGAGCCATTGACTCGCTTATTGGCCTTTCCCACTGGAATGAACAAGACCTCTGGCATTTCCGGTTCAATGGAAGTGTCCACGCATGATGGTACTTCAAAACAACACTGCACGTTTATCGCATTCTGCTTTACAAGTGCATCAAGTGCAACCTGTATAATTTCCTGCGTGATTGGTACAGCGTATCCAACACTGCTAGACTCATTGCCAGCTATGTGCATACCAATCAATTTTCTTTCCATGCGGCTGTTATAAACTCCCACAATTGCACCACAATCACCAACTTGTGTGGGTGCCTCATATCGATAACAATCACGTTGCGAATAAGAAGGGATATCGCTATCGTAAAAATCAATTGTTATACTGCGGTCCATTGCCTTGATTTTAGTCAACCACTGATATGCGCGTGACAAATGTCCACCTGCAGACCTATGGTAAGTTGCAAGCGCACCAGCAGTATATGCTCTTGATAATTTAGATTGATCGTCGACCGTTACGAAGTGTCTAATGAGGTTACGTTTTGGTTCGACGAAAGGATGCAAATTAACGAATACCAAATCGCGACGTTCACCATTGGTGAAAGACGCGTGATAACAACGGTCGGTTAACACCATTTCCGTTTCATCATATTTATAAAAATGCGACAAAGGTATTCGCGTTATGTCCTCTCGTCCATCTTGAGAAAGACAAATCAAAGTGTCCATGGGTAATCCACGACCAAACAATGCTCGCAAAAAGTGGTAAGGCATGACAACTGTATATCCAGCAATGAATGTACAATTGCCAATATCCACACGTTTTTGTTCATCACCGACTGTTTTGTGATACGACATACGATATGTATTCGTACGCAACAACTCAGTTGACAATGAATGAGCAGCTTGATCATTACAACCCTGCGTATTGGCTAATTCGTCCAATTTACGAGCGGCCATGGTTCTACCAG